TGTGCACCTGCCCAGAATGCGGATGCTGCTGTGACTACGGCAGAGAATGCTGCGCAGAATGCCGCAGCGGCAACGCCGACCACCTCGGAGAACGCGGCGGATGTAAGCGCATCAGCCCCCGCTGTGTCCCCGCAAGCCTGCGGATCGGCCCCTGCCGCATTGGCGGACGGTTCTTCTGCACCACTTCTCTCAATGACTGGTGGTGCCCCGCAGGAGAAGCCCCTGACTTTCATTCGGGAGGACAAGTGCCCGGAGTTTGATTATTCTGGCCTGCCTGAACAGACCGTGGCGACCCTGCATCTTGCAGAAAACGGATATCTTCACGGCAAGAAACTGGCCGAAAAGGGTCTTGTTTACATGGGTGACAACATTGCACTGGCACACGATGAGCTGTGCGGAGTTGTCGCACAATGCGACAACTCGAAGCACGGCAACCGTGGAGAGGACAGTTTCCGTGCATGGTGCCTGCACATTGGCATCACCAAAGACAGCGCCTACCGGCTGCTGCAAGTCTCCGCACTGCTGGCTGACAGCAGCCCCCGGCAGCAGGCCATTCTGGAAAGCTTGCCGCCCACCCTGCTGTACGCCGTGGCAAAACCCAGCGCCCCTCCTGAGCTGGTGGAGAAGGTCAAGAACGGTGAGGTCACCACGAACAAAGCCTATCAGGATCTGCTCAAGGAAAACCAGCAGCTCCGCACCGA